ATTTCTATGTCAAACATAATTAGATCATGCCTCTTGCAATATCGCCTCTGTACTCATCTCTTCGACCATAGCCATCGCCCATACCTGCTAATGATTTTAGAGCCATGTCAAAGCGTTGTTGATACAAAGCAACTTCTTCAGGAACTTTAAGAAAAGTCGCTGCTTCTACTAAAGTTCCGTACAACATAGCGTCAGGCGCATTAATAGAAAGCCAGGTAGAAGTTCCGTCTGCGCCAGCAGTTAAAGATACAGGTCTATATTTGTAATGAAGTTCTACGTTATAAGTTTGATCTGGCGTTGGAGCAATAATAAATGTGTCATCATCAAATATAGCGTAATACTTAGGCTGGCCTGTAGTTGATGCATTTGTTGTGTAGTCTCGAATAAAAGACACATGCTTAAACAACAAATACGAATACACGTTGCTTGCAATAACAGCCAAGCTATAAGGGGCTAAAAAGTCATCAGGCGTTGAAAGATAAGTATTACTAGAAGCTACTTGACCTGTTTGATTCTTTCTAAAAACAGGCATTTCTATGTTTTTAAGTATTCTTTCTTCAGCCTCTTTAATAAACGTAGGCAACGTAGAAACAAAGGTTGTTTCTGCTGTTTCACAGTAATCTTGAACTGCTGTTTTTAACTGCGCATAGGTAAAACTCATACTGTCACCGTTACGGTTCCCACGCTCGTTGTAGCTTTCAGCCCGTCAAAAGCTGAACCTATCGAGTCACCTGTTACCGTTATCATCTGGTTAGGGTTAATTGTCCGCACTACACCCGCTCCTGCAATAGATGAGGCGGATAAAGATGGTCTAGGATGTCTTAAAGCTTCAGGATCAGCTAAATTTCTAGGCGGTTCAAGTTGCGGATGTTTAGGCTCATAACACTCAGAACAGACTCTGAATCCAGTCCATTCTTTTTTTAATTGAGTGTATTTGTACCTAAACCCACATCTGTCGCATATAGCGACTGAGTGTTTGCCAGATGCATAAGCCATTATGACCTCCTGGTAGAAAAAATACCTGGAGCAATCTTTAAAGAAGCTCTGCTACTATCCTGATCTGCTGCTCGTTGAAACTCTTCTTCGTAGAATCCTTTCAACATCTGGACTCTGTCAGGAGCTCTCTTCAAAGCAATGTAATAAGAAAGCCCAGCGGCAAGACAAGGATAGAACCTAAATGGCATATCGACAGTATTAACACTGGCATCTGCATCTTCAATGCGAATTAATCTGTTAATAACCAGTTTATCTGTGCTGTTTTCAGCAGCAGGCCAAAAATACAATCTAGGTGTAATTTGTTTGTCCAAGAACCATTGTGTAGGCCTGGCTTTGTTTGATTTGTTTGGAATATTCCAATATCCAGATCGACTTAGTTGCTCCATCGAAATGTCAGTTGTTGTGCTACCCTCAGTTCTTCTGAGAATAACATCAAGCACATCGATAGTCGTTGCAGTCAGATCTAGGTATTCGTCACCTTCGGTTACTGTGGTTGCTGAATTAGTAACGGTCCATTGGTTTAATCCACGGTTTGCCCAATCAGCAAACAAAAGATTGAGGGATCGCCTTGCGGTGACCCCGTCATATCCAGTGCGAAACTCAAGACCACATCGTTCAAATGCTTCTTCTATGTACTCCGCAACATCTGGCTCAAAATCTCTAGATCCTGATGTAGCCATTTATCAATTCCTTTAAGAAAAGAATGTTGTCATTGCAGTTAAATCTGTAACTGCAGTAAAAGTTACATATCCGCCATTTTTAAACAAAAGACCGTCATCTGGCACATCAGGGTAAGAGTTGGTACTTGCTCCAGCAACAGTAGCAAATTGCATAACAATTGTTCCTGTACCAGAACCTTCTCTAAACACAATGGTTGCTGCACCACTACCGTTTACTACATAGATACCTCGTAAACGACAACGTGCTGCTGATATAACACCGCAACAACTAGTGCCGGAACCCGCGCTAACATTACCCGCTGAAGAACCAGAAGTAGCTATCTGAGTCACTGTTTTAAAGAACTTAGTCCCCGTTGCAGTGGTAGAATCAACTCCTGTAATTACTTCAGTTTGAGCAGCACTAGACTCATCAGTGCCAGTAACCGTAAAAGTAATACCGGAATCATCACCGGCAGAAAGTATGGTGACATTTCTAGGAGAATCCATAGTAACAGATCCTCCACTAGCTAATGCACCGCCAATGGTTAAGTTGGCAGCTCCACTAATACTAGCGGCTGTAGAAATACCATCTGGATCTGCGGCAGCAGCCGTTATAAAGCTGGATGTTACATCACTACCTGAACCTTTAAGGGTCATAACAAGCTACCTCTCTTACAATTATCGCTCAACTGCCGCAAAAATGTAATCAACGGTCATTGTTTTTGCTGCAGCGGCACCATTTTGAATGCCGAAACTGACAGTAAGATCTTCGTCATCAGGCGCGTTTGTTAACGTAGTTTCAGTTGCAACTTTTGAGTCATCTATAAACACTTCAAAAGCCCCTCCGCCGGAACTTCCACCTTTAGGGTTATAGAAGAAAGATGCCGTTAAAAACGTATCGTCAGATATCGTAGCAACTGAACTATTGGTTGTCGCAGAATTATCTTTTTCAATAAGAAAATCCATGGTGGCAGCACCATCAGCTTTTATGAAAAAGACTCCATCTGTTGTATCGAGCGGAGTGGTATCAGTAATACCAAGGCCCATAACAAAATCAGATTGGGTAGCGTCACTAACCTTAAATCGTGCTTTAAAAAACATGTTCTTAGTTGAAACGTATTTAAAAGCTTCTCCTTTCAGTTGGAGAAAGTCCAAATCGTTATCAGCATCATCGTTAGTAATTAAAAGCCAACCGCCAGCACCACTTGCAAGTGCTTCAGTTGCAGCACCTGAGCCTGCTTCGGTTGTAGTGATTGTCCACTCATCAGCATGATAAGTAAGAAAATCATTAAAATAAGTTGTGTACTTAGTAGGGTCTAAGTATGGGAGTTCGAATAAAGGGTTACCTGGTACTTGATTAGAAACACCAGTACGAAAATGAGTAGGCATAACAGTTCCTCCTAGAACCAACGCATAGCGTCATTATACTACAACTAAAAGAGTGGTCTTGCGACCACTCTCATAGTTTCACATGGAACATTAAGCTCCTTGAGATCCAAATACACAACGAGGGTTGCTGAATCCGAAAGAGTAACGCTCTCTAGCTTTGTAGCGAACATTACCTGTATCGAAATCACCTTCCATTGAAGTGCTGATTGGAGTTCTCTCGAAGTGCTTAAAGCCGTCAGGACAGTCAGTCTTGATAAACCAAGCATCAGTGTCAGTCAGGAAGTGGTTGACTGCATAGCCTTCTGGCAACAGTCCCATGTTCCTTACTGCGTTGATGTCGTTATCTGCTGTACCAACCCTTCCTGGGGTTTCAAGCAGTCTATCAGCAACAAACTGAAGTTGTGGCGGAACAACGAGCTTGAGTCCTCTCAGAGCCAAGATCATGTCTCGATCATCAACAAAAGTTGAGATGCTGATTAATGCATTTTCCAATGACGTTTCATTAAGATCCGACATTGTTGTAGCGCGGTTAGCTAGGCTACCACCGTTTGCAAGGGGGTGTGAAGTGTTAATCAAAGATACACCGTCACCACCAGTAAAGCTTGAGCTAAACGCATTATTCAATACGTTGGCAGCTTTTACCTGCTTAGAGTGGGCCATGCTTCTTGCCAATGCTTTCGTATAACGAGCACCAAGGCGGTCGTAAAGATTATCTTCTACAGCTTCCTCAGTTAACGCAAATGCAAGTGCTACAGTTTCATGAGTGTAACGAGCAGTGAAACCTTCGCTTGCACTGTCGAACTGAACGCCTTGACCTTCCTGCTTCACAGAAGCATTTCCAAAGCCAACGATCAGAACTTCTTCTTCAAATGCTCGATCTGAAGATTCAGTGTCAAAGATTTCAGCATGTTCGTTCTCATAACGATCATACTCCATGCCAAATAAGGCATTTAGACCTGGTTCTAGCTCTTTCGCTAGTTGTGCGCGTGAAATTGCCATCTATTCAGCCTCCCTTAAGCTAGGCCAACTTGCTTCTGACCAAACAGATGATTCTGTATGGTAACAAGCACGTTGGTATTGGCTGTACTTACATCTGAATTTTCAGGGTCTTCTGAAATATCCAGGGCTTTCATTGGCAATGTCGCAGTTGTAGCACCAGTAGAAACATCAAGCTCGACATAAGAAATGCCGCTATTGCTGCTTCCAGTTCCAGTATTATCAACAATATCGAAATTACCAAACAAGTCGGCAACAGGGAAAGCTGCGTCAGCTTGCACTTCAAACACATCCATAGGATGGTCATAAATGAAAGCGATAGCATCAGTGGCCGCATTTCCGGGCCAATAATTGCTCCATGTTGGCTTACTTGTGGTTGGGTCTGTGTAGAAACATCCATTAAATACGCCAAGAATGATAGTGCTGGTAGCACTACCTCCATCGGCTCTCGCAATACGAGTAACAATACCAGCAGTATCTTGAGTAACAATGTCACCTTGATAGATGTTAGTAGTGTTTGTCGCATCTCCAGTTGTTATCCTGTAACGAGACTGACCTGAAGAGTTATAGTTACCCTGCAGGTTGCGTACATAACGGAGTCCAAAAGGCGCATCTTTATTTGCCATTTTTCAGTTCTCCTAGAACACAATCAAATTAATCATTTTTACCAGAAGCTCCAAATGTCACCTTGCTTTTGCGTTCTTGAGATATCGGCATACGAGGATCGCTTTCACGCATAAGATTATTATCTACAGCAGTCATTTGATTCTCTGTCTGCTGCGCGTAATAAGCGTTTCTCTCTTCCGCTGTCTCATCCGGTATCTTGGCAAGAATCAACCCACCAACGCCAACAACTCCAGCGTGCTTCCCCTCTTCGATTGTCGGCAAATCATAGCCTTCAACTTCTGACGGATGCACAGGCTCATAACCTTCCTGAAATCTTTTATGGACATTGGTTTTGTCATCTTCATTACGAATATGAGTTCTTATCCACCGATAACGCATACCAGGCGGTGGCTCTGGGGTATCTAAAGCTTGAGGTGGCTTCCATGGTTGACGAGCCGTTTTCTTCGCCCTATTACTTTCGTTTCTAGGGGTTCTGTTTGCTCCAACAGCTTTTTTGTCTGTCATGATGCCTGTAACCTCAATTTTTGTTTTGCGTATTCTTTGAACGGCACACCCAGCTTCTTGGCTAAAGCCTGTTCACTAGGAGTTAGTTCAACCCTACGATCATTTTGACTGCGTCCAGTTCCTGTTGTGCGCGTACCGGAAACGACGGTCTGGACGGGTTTGCCGCTGTTTCCTACGTTGTTACTCGTTTGGAACTTGTTTGGTAGTTCCTCGCTT